TAACGACTTCGAAGGAATGTACGAATACTTTGTTGATAACAATACAGAACTGTTTGATGCAGAGGAAGTTACACAACAAGTACCTAAGTACATACCAAACAACGTACGCAAGATAGCAGGTAGCCAGCAAGAGAATACTATATGTATCGGTGTAGACAGCGACCTGAAGACGTTGTACGTATATAAATACTTTTGGAGTAACAAGGAGAAGATACAAAGTGCTTGGATGAAGTTCACCTTTGATCGTGACGTTGTTGGTTTTGATTTCATAGACAGTAAGTTGTACATGATAACCAAGGACACGGAAGGGTTACACCTAGAGTTCTTGACATTGGAAGACGGACTGACGGACGAAGGACTGGGTTATCCGTTGTTATTGGATAGTAGGGTAGACGGTAACGATGTTACTGTATCTTTGTATAACGCTTCGACTAAGAAGACACGTATAAGCGGTATACCGTACAACGTCAGTCTTGGTACTGATATAGAGATTTATACTAAGATAGGAACACAACGAGCTATTACTATGGTGGACAACACTACGGTGGATGTAACAGGTGCGTTAGCTAGTTATGTGAGTAATGGTGGTACAGTTTATAAGTGCGTACATACTGATCCTGATACTCAAGTACACACTTCTACAGCTGCTACTGAACCGGGTACAGGTGCTGATTGGACAGATTACTGGGTTGTTAGCACAGACTTTAGTTCTGCAACAGCTTGGGCATTAGGTAAGACTTACAACGACGATACGTACTTTGTTATAGGCAAGCCGTACAATATGTTGTACAGGTTCTCTAACCAAGCGATCAAACAACCAACGGAACGAGGAGGACGTAGTGCTTCTGATTATACATTTCAAACGATCCGTAACGGTAGTATCAACTACGCAGACACTGGACACTTTGTTGTTGAAGTAACCCCTGAGTATCGGGACACCTATAAGTATGTGTTCAATCCTGACATCACAGGAGCTAATCTTTTATTAAACGAGTTCGAACCACAAGACGGTCACTTCAGATTTGCAGTACAAGGACAACCCGACAAGGTAACTATCGAAGTAAAGAGTGATAGTGCGTTGCCGTGTAAGTTGTTAGCTGCTGAGTTTGAATCGATGGTTATACCAAGGAGTAAACGATATGGGTCTTAGGGTCGAGGAAGCTATGCCGGATATGGATGCGTTCGAATTGTACGACGACATGAGAGAAGAGGACATGATGGAATGTATCGGTCTAATGCACCACCCAAAGGACGCAGTTAACCTATCGTTTGAAACAAGCAGTAAGTGTTATTCACTACGAGGTAACGACGGTTTGTATTGCAGCTTTGGTGTTAGTCCTCATGAGAACGTTGGTGTTGTTTGGTTGTTAGGAACACGACGATTGGCCACCGCTAAGAAGTATTTTCTTAAACATTCAAAGCAGTGGGTGGATGAGATGATGATCGGTTTTGACTTTCTAACTAACGTAGTAATGAAGACTAACACGTTGAGTTACAGGTGGTTGCAGTGGTTGGGTGCAGAGTTTAGCGATTGCCAGTACGACGGGTATATGTCATTTATATTAGAGAGGAAGTAAGAATGTGTGTACCATTACCAGTAATAGCAGCAGCCGTTCAAGTAGCAGCGGTCGGTGCTCAGTTCGCAGGAGCGAGAAGACAAGCTAAACAGCAAGCAGCGTACCAAGCACAAGCTTCAGCAGCTGAGAGACAAAGGTTTTTACAAGAACAAACTTCCATCCGTATGCGTCAAGCACAAGAGCAGGAAGCTGTGGGTCGTGAGTTAGAACAAGTTAGTCGTAAATCGCAACAAGCATTAGCAAGAGCTAGAGTATCGGCTGGAGAGGCAGGTGTTGCAGGAGCTAGTGTGCAAGCGTTGATGGATGACTACACACGACAAGAAGGAGCGTACAGATCAGCACTTTTAAGACAACAAGAGTTAGGTGGAGTAGCAACAGGTATGGGTCTTGAACAAGCAGGGTTTGCTACGACTCAACGTCAGATCGGAATCAATCAACCTATCAACAGACCTAGTGCTTTAACAGCAGGATTGCAAGCTATCAGCGGTGGTCTTAGCGGATACTCAGCAGGTCTTGATATACAGAGTAGGATGAAGACTCCCAACACACAAGTTTCATAACTATGGCTAGAGAACGAGTACAAGTACAAGGATTAGGGGACGCTGTTCCCGGTATATCACCCACCATTCAACGGGCTGGTCAGTATTCTGTACAAGTTCAACGAGCAGGACGTAACAAGTTGATGGACCTAGCGGATGCGTTGGGTCAAGTTAATCCGATGTTACAGCAGTACACACGAGTAGCCGATATAGAAGCAGAACAGTTTGAAGAAGAGTTAGCAGGTAAGAGTCTTGAGGAACAGCAAGCGATGCTGAAACAGACGGAAGGAGAACTAGACAAACAAGTACGTCGTGGTGTTATGGGATGGTTGACGTCTCCGTTAAATCAAAAGCGTAAGCTGAAAGCGATAGGTAAGTTAGCTAGTAGAGATTTAGTTAATGAAATTAGAGTTAGAATGGTAAACCCAAAACAGGGAGACCCAGAGGACTTGACAGAACGTGCTAACTTTATAAGACAGGAGTACATAGATAATACACCAGCGTTACAGTCGTCAGTGTTTGCTCAAGAAGGTTTAAACGAAAACACAAGAAGTGCGATAGAAGGTATAATCGGGGATTACGAAGTACAGCAAGCAGCTCAAGATAAAAAAGAAACAATTTACGCAACCGCTTCGAGTTTCTATGATAATATTTATAACATAACAGGTGTAGAATCAATACAAGAAGCCTTGGCTAGAGGCGAGTTTGGGTTTGTACCCGAAAACGAGACACAATCTTTAGGTGATATTTTAAAAAGAGAGTGGGAAGCTACTGGAGCTAATACCGCAGCCGAACAACGTGCTATATTGCAAAGCGTAGTAAAAAGACTGGCAGCTGATGGTTTAGCGAATCAAGCAGGCGGTTTGAGGGACTGGGCTAAAACTAATTTAAAGTTTGGTAATGCTGATATGTCCAAAAGATTTTATAACGAACTTACAGAAGTTATTGAAGAAGCAGAAGCTACAGCAGAGAACCAAGAAAAAAGAGAAAGAGTAGATAAAGTACGTGATATATTTTCAGAGTTTAAAAGAGCTTACGATGATATAGATATATTCGGAAAAACAGGCTCTTTCGGAGGTGTTGAATATGATAACGTATCCGAGTTAATGAATGTAGCGATGCGTGACCCAAGAGTAGCTGAAGATAACACTGCTACTACCGACTTGTCGGATCAAGTGAAAGATTGGACAAGACGTAATTTTAATCCTAAAGAGCGAGCTGCTAATGAGTTACAAAGTCAAACTACAGGACTAGAAGACATAAGTCAGTTATTTGAAAAAAGATTAGAAGAGCATGTAGTAAAGCAAGCGGATATACTAACAGGCGATGAACGTTTATTAACCGCTAATTTAAATGCTCGTATCGATTTATCAGATTCTATTAACAATAAAGCATTAGACTTGAACGAACAAGACTTGACGGATAAAGAAAGAAAAAGACAACTACTACAATTTACACGAGAAGAAGAGAAAAGAATATTCGGTGAATTTAAAAAAGAAGTATCAGCATTAAAAGATATAAAAGAAAAAGAGGATACTGAAGACGAAAGGACTGCTAAATTCTTAAAAGACGAGGCAGATAAATTAAAAGCCAAAACTCGCGGGGCTTATAGATTCACCGATTTACTCGGTGGATACGAAGCCGATGATACAGATTTAGCAGAGATAGGTATTAACTTAGAAGTACTAGGAGCGAAAAAAGCAGATTCAGTAGAAAAGTCTAAAGCAATGGATTATATCCAATCTTACGGAAGAGCAACATCCGCTATACTTTCGGATAGATTAGACCCTAATGCTTGGAAAGAAGAACCTGTTCTAACTAAATTTGCCGCGGAGGATGTAGGCAGCTATACGGGCGGTGTGCGTTATTCTAGTAACGAAGTAGAAAAAATGTTGAATCAATGGATGAACATTAATGGATTCCTTGATACTTTTACAGATATTGAACTACTTAAAAGAGGAGTAAGCAATGACGGAAATGTTAGTTTTGACGTTGCTGATTTTAAATTTAGATCAAAAATAACTAGACTTCTTTCAATAGAAACATTAGAAGATGCAAAGGACATAACGAACGAAGAAGATATGCCTGAAGAAGTTAAAGAAAAAGCAGCGTTAATAGGCATAGAAGACACTGTTCAATTCGTTAAAGATCAACGAGAGTTCGCTAAAAGACTAAGACTTATAAGGTAAATAATTATGGCACTACCAGAAGATCAACTATTGGAAGAAGATAACGACTTTTTTGATTACGCAAGTGATATATTAGCTGCACCGTTTCGTGGTGTAGAAGGGGCTTTGCAAGGAGCGTACAATTTAGCTGACTACTTAGCGTTTGATATACTACCTGACTACGACACTCGCTTCCTTGGTACTTCTAAGACGATGGCAGGAGGTGCAGTAGAAGGTATAACACAATTTGCTACAGGTTTCGTTCCGTTGTTTGGTCTTGCAGGTAGAGCAGGTATGCTAGCCAAAGCTCCTATTACTAGAGGCATAGTTGCTGGTGCTGCTACTGACTTCACATTCTTTAATGGACAGGAAGCTAGACTTTCTAATCTTATCCAACAAGTACCTGAGTTACAAAATCCAGTAACAGAGTTTTTAGCTTACGATGGTGACGAGGGTGAGCTAGAAGGACGCATGAAGAATGTACTGGAAGGGCTGGGTCTTGAAGCAGTAGCTGGTACTTTTATTGCAGGATTGAAAGCTATAAAGAGAGGGAGGAAAGTAAAAGAAGAAGGCGGTACTGCGGAACAACAGGCACAGGTAGTTAATGATACTCTTGAAGGTGGTGCTGCTTTAGCTTTTGCTCCTGAGCTATCATTAACGCAAGCATTAAAAGAAGATACTGATGGCCCTTTTGATAGAATTGGCAAGGTTTGGGAAAGTGCGTCAGAAACCGAAGACTTATTTAGAACTAAACCTCAAGAGGGTACAACTTTAGAAGGGTTGTTGAATAGTTTAAATGTTGAAGGGTGGGAAGTTGCACGTCGTGCTGAAAAAGAAACAGGCGAACAAACAATAGAAATAGCAAAGATAGGAAAGCCGTCTGATAACATAACAGTGTTTGAAAAAGGAGATGAAATTACAGTAGACGCAATGCAAGCGGGTAGGGGTGGACAAGGCGTTTACCAATCTATTCTTCAATATGCTTTCAATAAAAATAAAGTTTATACACCTATATCTCTTACTCCAATCAATCAAGTTAGAGTATTAAGTGCTATGTTTAGTAGTGCTTTAAAGAATAAATCCACTAAGCATTTTCGAATATCTGATCCTTTAAAGTTTAGAACCAACAATATAAAGCAATACTTTGTACTCCCTGATGGTTACAAATGGGGGGAAGATTATCAGAGAGATTTAAATTATTTAGCGGTTGCAGAAAGAAATATAGTTTATGATAAATTATCTCGCATAGCTGACATAACAGACACCGCTGCATATCGAGCAGACACACAAAGAAAAATTGAACTAGAAGATTTTAAAAGATCACTAGATAGAGGTGTAAAATATAAAGAAGCTAAACAGACATGGTCAAATAGACACGACAATATTGAGCTGTTACAAGAGTTTAGTAGAGTTAGGAATGAGGCTATCTCAAAAGACGTTGACCCTGACGAACAATTGCTTAGTTACTTAAATGCTGAGTTAGATAAAATAGGCACTCGTGCATCTGAGGTGTCTGATATAAAACCAATAAATTTAGACGATTACGAATATGATTTCGAAGAAGATACATTCTACAAAGTGGACGAAGACGGAGCTAAAGAAGTTATTGACGAAGTCGGAATCGAAAACCTACTTAAAAAATCCGACCCAAATTTTGCAGCAGGTGTTGGAGCGACAACTTTTAAAAGAGCAGTTGTTACAAACACATCCCTATCTTTTGACCCAGATAAAATCGGAGGAAGGTTGGGCGAACGAGTGCAGTTATTGGAAGGAAGAAGAGGTTCTTTAGAGCGTACATTCCCAGCTCCTGAAGTAAAAGGTTTAGATACTGAGTTGGGTAAACTAACTCCTGAGTTAAAAAAAGACTTTTACGATAAGACGCTTGTAGAGCAAGTAGCGAGTCGGATGCAGACGAATAATCCGATGACCGTTAGAGAGGCTTTAGAGGATTTAAACGGAAGAACAAATGGTAATTTAGGACAGTACACTCCTATCGTAAAGAAGCTATTAGCACTTGGTAAAGATACAGGAATAGACGCTAAGTTAGAAGATAGAGCTTTTGCTAGTAATGTTCCTAGCGAGTTGCGTGAAGGTTCATTTTATGAGAGTGGTAGAAGACGTGTAGTATTTGATGGACGTTCCGCAACTCTGAGAAACAACCCTGCTTATGTTTTATTACACGAAGGCACTCACGCTGTAACTGTTGATAACGTAAACAAATTCTTTGATGCTGCTTCATTTAATAAAATAGACACCACCGATATAGCAGGACGAGCAAAAGCTATAGATGACGTGCTCAAAAAAGACTTGCCTAAACCTATAGCAGAGATGTTCCGTATGTTTAAGAAAGCGGACAGTATGCGTGATGATATAGTAGCATCAGGTGCTGATGAAAGTTTGTACTGGATTAAGAATCCTGCTGAGTTTATGTCGATGGCGTTTTCTGATCCAAGACTGCAAGAGGCTTTAAAAGGTATTCAGTACACTCCTAAGATGACAATGTGGGAGAAGGTTGTTAATACAGTAAAAAGTTTCTTTGGCAGAGGCGTAAGTAAAGATTTAGCTGATAACATCGTTAGTCGTGTAGGGGAGATTGCAGAGATGAAGCTGCCCGGTCAAAGGCGTAGAAGTATAGACTTTGCACCTGAGTTACCTAAACTTGACCCTAAGAAACCCAATGAGTTCCTTGAAGCTGTGCCTGAGAAATTCCGTGGATACGCTGCTGAATTATTAAAAGGAGGGACACCTAGACTACCACGGTTCGGTTTGGAGACTGGAGATGATGTCATAGTATTAAAAGATTTATTAGAACAATACTACAAAGAGAACCCTGATAAAGTAACAGTTACTGGAGCAATCACAGACCTAGATGAAGAAATAGAAAAAACATTAATGCTTCAAGAAGGTAAAGAGGCTGCTGCTAAAGTTTCAGAAGCTCGTGTTGTACAGCAAAGTTTAAGAGATCAAGGCGTAGCTGTTATTAGAAATTTAACTGAAGAAATAAAAGAATACGAAATAGCAGGGGGTGGTGATGTAGCTACGGCTCGTATAAAAAATAGTTTTCAACAATTACTTAGTATAGCTGATACCTATAGAAAATTAGGTAGAGAAGGGGGTCTATTGTTGGGTGCTAGAAGAGAAAGTTACAGATCGAATCGAATAGGTATTAATGAGGTAGACTTTGAAATAGAAGGATTAAGAAAACAATTTGTTAACGATTCAGGTATAAGTCCTGAAAAGATGGTTAAAATTATTCAAGAGAATATCGACCCTACTGACCCTGAAGCTTCCTTTGCTCGTTTGTTTAAAGTATCAAGGAAAGCACAAGGAAAGCATTGGTTAGATATGCCCACCGAATACTGGATGAACGCTATTCTTAGTGGCCCTAAAACTCAGATGGTAAATGCTATGGGTAATGGTCTCACGCAGATGCTTACAACCTTCGAGGCTGTTATGGGAGGAATTGCTAGTGGTAATCTAGATGTAGTGAAAGCTGTACTCGCTAGTTGGTCTGACGGTCAAATGTTTCGTGAAGCAATCAAATTTGCTAAACGTGCTTTAAAAGAGGGCGATAACATCCTAGACCCACAAGCTCGTGCTTTTAACGATAGACCTAACACCGCAATCAGTGGACAACGTATTTCAGAGGCGTTACCGGGACAAGGTTTAAGTATAAAGCAAGAAAAGGGATTGGATTGGTTTGCTAATAATATAGTTAGAGCACCTAGTCGATTGTTGATGACTACTGATGAGTTTTTTAAACAGTTAGCGTACAGACGTGCTGCTCGTTTAAAAGCTGCTATGTCAGGGATACAGCAAGGAATAACAGATGGTAAAGAATTATCTCGTTATATAAATAGCACTTTAGAAGGAGTAATAACTGAAGGAGGGAGAATGTCTTCCAAGGAAGGATTAGCTAGAGAGGCGTATGATATTTTTAAAGGGCAAACAACTAATAAAAAACTATTAGACGAACTAGACGAACTTGAAGTACAAAAAAGAAAAGAAACCTTAAATGAGTCTGAGCAAAAAAGATTAAGAGTACTAAAACAACAAATTGGACGTAAAAGAAATAAGTTTGTACGTGATTACGTTGAGAAAAACTTTGACGATAGTAAGTCAGCCTTAATGCAATATGCTCAAGACGAAGCTAGGTATGTAACATTTACAACAGAAAGAGAAGAAGGTTTAGGTAAAGGGCTAGAAGAGCTTGTAAATAAAAATAAAAATTTAGGTCTGCGTTTCATTCTGCCGTTCGTGCGTACACCTACTAATATTCTTAGCTTTGCTTTAGAAAGACTACCTTTTACATACCTTAACCCACTGACCATAAGTCAAAGTAAGAGATTGCTTGATGAGATTAAAGACCCTGATCCGATAATAAGGGCACAGGCTAGAGGTAAAATTACGACGGCTGCAATGGTTACCTATGCTTTATATGATGTTGTTAACAGTAACGACAGTGCTATAACTGGCGGTGGTCCTAAAAACGAAAAAGAGAAAGCAGCATTACAAGCGACGGGGTGGAAGCCTTACAGCATTAAAATAGGAGATACATACGTTAGTTACCAAAGATTAGACCCTATTGCTACGCCTTTAGGTGTTATAGCTGATTTAGCACAAGTAGGTAAAGACATATCTGCTACTGAAAGTAAGGACGATATGAAACTAATACAACACGGTTTCGATGCTTTTATCATAGCAATGACTAGAAACGTAACGAACAAATCTTACTTAGCAGGTATTCAAAACTTTACAGACGCATTAAGTGATCCTGAAAGATACGCACAACGCTTCGGTAATAACTTTGTTTCTTCGTTTGTCCCTAATCTTTTGTCGCAGTTTGCTGATTCTGATGAACAAGTAATGAAAGAAACAAGAGGAGTGGGTGACGCTATACTAAGAAAAATAGGAGCACGGGGAAGTTTAGATGCTAAAAGAAATATACTAGGAGAAGAGATAATGGCTGAAACTTTGTTAGCTTCTCCTTTACAAGTGTTGAATCCTTTAGCTATATCAACGGATAAAGATGATGTAGTACTAAAAGAAATGGCTAATTTAAAACACGGTTTCACGAACCCTTCTCCGAATGTAGGTGGAAATATAGATTTGTTAGATTACGAAAACTCTCAAGGTCAAACAGCTTACGACAGGCAGTTAGAACTTCTGAAAACTGTGAGAGTGGGTGGAAGCACTTTGCGTAAAACTTTAGAAAGATTAATTAACAGTCGAGAATATCAACAACTACCTATAGAATCAGAACCGGGATTACCTAGTCTCCGTATCGGAAAAATAACATCTGTATTAAGGAAGTTTAGAAAAGAAGCAGAACGTTTAATGTTACGCGAATTTCCTGAGCTATCCCAAAAGTATGCAAATCTAATGAAAGCACGTGCTGGATTAAAAGGAGGTATGCAACGTGAAGATGTGCTTGAACTCCTCGCTCAATAAGTAATAATATAATATCATGCCAACGACCTACGTAGACTACCCAGCAACAGCAGCACAGACTGACTTTGCTTTCACTTTTCCATATTTAGAGGACGAACACGTAATAGTTGAAATAGACGGTGTGCAGAAAACACTGACCACTGACTACACTATCGTCACTTCCCCATCCACTAAGATTGTTCTTACTTCAGGAGCTACTGCTGGACAGATTGTTCGGGTACGTCGTAAGAGTCAACCCGGTACAGACCTTGTAGACTTTGAGAACGGATCGGTACTTACTGAGAGTGAACTGGATCGGGCTTACTTGCACAACCGTTATCTGAACGAAGAGATCAGCGAACTAAATGATGCGTCGTTGCAGAAGGAAGTTGGAGGCACAGACTGGGACGCTGGTGGTAGTAAGATCAAGAATGTAGGTGCTCCTACTCTTACAGCAGATGCCACGACTAAACAATATGTAGACGATAAAGTAAACCAACTATCCAGTGGTGCTTCTGCTCCTCCTACTAAGTGGGTATTTACAGGGGATGCCGGAGCTAATACTACATATAGTGTTACAGGTGCTGAAGTAAACGGAGATACAGCTTACGATGTCAGTGTTGACGGATCAGTTCTTGAACCCACCACAGACTACACAGTAGACCCGGACACGGATACTCTTACTATTGTTAACACACTTAGTGGTGGTGAAGACATCGTAGTTATTGAACGTGGTTTCGGTGTGGCAATTACAGGTACAATCGGAGCGGATCAGTTACAAAGCAATGCTGTTACTACTGCTAAGATAAATAACAGTGCTGTTACTACTGCTAAGATAAATAACAGTGCTGTTACTAATAGTAAGATAGCTAATGATGCAGTCGATACAGATCAATTAGCAGACCATTCAGTAACCGCTGTAAAGATTAGTAACACTGATCCTATTTTTAATGTACAGACAAATGGCAATGTAGGTATTGGTACTGAGAGTCCTGATGCGAAGTTAGAAATTTTTGATTCGATAAAACCTATAATTAAATTAAATGGTACAGGCAATAACGCACTTAATACAAATTTCGGTGAAATTCAGTTTTATAACAGAGATGGATCAGTAGATGGGCCAAATGTTGCTGCTTCTATACATGCACAATCACACTCCGATGTGGGGGCGGGGGGTTCTCTGGTATTTTCTACTGAGGATGCAGCTGCTGGCGTAGAAGGGCAGTCTGCGGAACCAAGAATGACCATTCTCTCCACCGGCAATGTAGGTATTGGTACTGAGAGTCCTAGTTCAGCTTTTCAACTAACAGTAGACGGTGGTACAGGAAAAGACGCCATATATGCTAAAGGTGACAAAGCTTCTGGTTATGTTGATTTAGACCTTGAGAATGAAAGTGCGACTGGATCGGGTGGTCGAATGGTAATCACGCAAGGTTCTAATTCAGCCTATTTTCAGTATCAAGAATCAGGAGAGAACCTTGGTCTTGTTATTGTAGATGGGAGTCTTAGTGCAAACGCTGGTATAAAAATAGACTGCGACTCAGCGTCTCTAGGTCAGGTTTTTGCGACAGGTTCAATGGCTGTTGGTAGTAATACCTTTGTGAATTTAGGAAAAGCAAGTGCGACTTGGAACAACGGTTGGATAAATAGTCCTTGGACTAGTTCTGATCGTAACTTAAAACAAGACATAGAGGATTTAAGTGAAGCGGAATTAAGAGTGGCGACAGCTTTGAAGGGTCTGATGAAAAAGTTTAGACTTAAAGATGCGGTGGCAAAGAAAGGTGACGACGCTCGTATTCATATTGGTGTCATTGCACAAGATGTAAAAGCAGCTTTTGAAGCTGAAGGGTTAGATGCTTATCGATACGCTGTTATAGGTGAAGACACTTGGTGGTCTAAGCAAGATGAAGACGGTGAGCGGATAATTAAAAATGACAATCCAAACGACGCAACTTATACAGAATATACTAAGATGTCAGTGCGTTACGAACAGCTACTAGCATTTATAATTGCAGCAATGTAATACGATGACTGAATCTGTCTCACACTTTCTCGACTCTGCCCTTGCCATCGTTCTTGGTGTTATCGGGTGGATGATTAAAAAACTAACTGATCGTTTGGAGAATGATGAGAGACGTTTAACAAAGATTGAAGTAGAACTGGCTGCACAACGTGAACGAGACACCGCTGTTGAGAACCGTATGACGGGTCTTGAGAGTAGTGTTAAAGAGATTAGCCATAAACTAGACCGCATGATGGAGATGTTGATGAAACGATGAAACAAGGACTATACGCAAACATAAACAGAAGACGTAAACTAGGCATCAGCCGTAGTAAAAAGAAATCAACCATTACACCTAAAGCTTACGCCAACATGAAGCGTGGGTTTAAAAAGGATAAGTAATATGCCTTACAGTAAATACACTCCTAAACAGAAGAAGCTTGCTGCCGTTGCTGGTGACAAGAAAAAGATTACCCAAGCTGACATCATAACGTTAAAGCGTCGCAAGGGTATGGCTATTAAAAAGAAGTAAGGTGGCTGTATCGTTGTCCATAGGCAGAGGTGAGAAGTCCCGTAAAGGCGGACTCACTGCAAAGGGTAGACGCAAGTACAATCGTGCTACTGGGTCTAACCTGAAAGCTCCTCAACCCGGTGGTGGTCCTCGTAAGCGTTCGTTCTGTGCTAGGATGTCAGGAGTAAAAGGACCAATGAAAGACAGTAAAGGCAGACCTACCCGTAAAGCGTTAGCGTTAAGAAGGTGGAAGTGCTGACAGATGCCTAAACCTTTTCGCAGAGCTAGACCCCGTCCTAATCCTTTATTCTTTCAGAACAGGACTCTATCAGCTACTAGCGGTAGTGGTGGGGGTGGTAGCACTGCTGCTGTAGAAGTATCTATTGCCACTTTAAAAACCAGATTGATTGCGTTAGAGTCAATAAAAGCGTTAGAATTTGAGGAGTAACCATTTATGAAAGATCACGTAGAAGGAGCTAAACTAGCAGACAACTATACTGAACTGTGTAAAGATGCAGTCGGGTACATGAAAGCGATGGAAGAGTACAACCCAGCTTTGATGAACACTGTGGGTAAGTGGTTGAAAGATAACAACATAACAGTTGACAGTCGTAGTGGTACTCCTATGGATAGTTTAGCTAACGATTTTAAAACTTTACCTTTCAGTGAAGAACAACAAGACGAAACACCAAGAGATACCACCGCCTCTGCGGGACTTTAGAAACTTTCTGTACTTAGTATGGAAACATCTTAACCTACCAGACCCGACAGAGTTACAGTACGATATTGCTGACTATATGCAGCACGGACCTAAGCGGTCAACCATCATGGCGTTTCGTGGTGTTGGTAAGAGCTGGATTTGTAGTGCGTATGTAGTACATCAGTTACTGCTAGACCCAACAAAGAACGTACTCGTTGTATCTGCTAGTAAGAATCGTGCTGATGACTTCTCCACGTTCACGTTAAAGATCATACACGATATACCTATCCTTAAACAACTGAAACCAACAGAGAACCAACGGTTCAGTAAGATAGCTTTTGATGTAGGACCAGCTCCTGCGTCACACGCCCCGTCCGTTAAGTCCCTTGGTATATCGTCCCAGTTAACAGGGTCTCGTGCTGATATAATCGTAGCGGACGACGTGGAAGTCCCTAACAACTCCGCTACCCAAGGTATGCGGGATAAACTAGATGAACAAGTAAAAGAGTTTGAAGCGATCCTTAAACCCCTCGATTCGTCCCGTGTGTTATTCCTTGGTACTCCTCAGTGTGAAGATAGTATCTATAACAAACTACGAGAAAGAGGCTACAACGCCCGTATATGGCCTTCGGAGTATCCGGATGAGTCAGAAGTCATATCAAACTACGGAGGCGATCTAGCACCCCTTATAGCGGATAATATAGACGAAACAACAACAAGTACCACTACAGAACCTCTACGGTTTACTGATATGGACCTAGAGGAACGTAAGATGTCCTACGGTCGTACCGGGTATGCGTTGCAGTTCATGTTGAATCCTAAGCTATCGGATGCTGACAGATACCCACTGAAGATTAACGATCTGATTATCATGGACGTAGACGTGGATACTGCTCCTGAAAAAGTCCTGTGGTCGTCTGATCCAGACCAAGCGGATAGAACATTACCAAACGTAGGTCTCAGTGGGGATCGGTATAAACGTCCAGCTAAGACTATCGGGGATAACATACCCTATACAGGCTCTGTACTATCCATTGACCCGTCTGGTCGTGGTAAAGATGAAACAGGGTACGCTGTCGTCAAGATGCTTAACGGTCAACTGTTTGTACCCGATGCTGGCGGTATCCGTGGTGGTTATGACGAGGTAACACTAAAACGTCTCGTCTCTATAGCCAAGGATAACAAAGTTAACAAAGTAGTCATAGAGTCTAACTTTGGTGACGGTATGTTTATGGAACTGATTAAACCGTTGTTTCGTACTACGTACCCGATAACAATAGAAGAAGTAAGACATAACAAACAAAAAGAACTACGTATTGTTGATGTTATGGAACCTGTACTCAACTCTCATCGTCTTATTGTTGATCCCAGTGTTATTAATAACGACTATAAGAGTGCTCTTAGTTACCCTATAGAACAACAAACTAGGTACATGCTAATGTATCAACTATCACGAATAACACGTGATAAAGGTTCCCTTGTACACGATGACCGTCTTGACGCTTTATCAATAGCGATTGGTTACTGGGTGCAGCAGATGGCTGCTGACGTTAACCAAAACATGATTGATAGAAAACAAGAACTGTTAGATCAAGAGTTAACAAACTTTACTGATAGCTTTTATAAACGTAAACGTTCTAAAGCGTTCCTCTGGTCGTAGTCGTCGTTATCACTCCTCCTACTTACTATAACAAACTCTTTAGTGGCATCTATATCTATCTCTCTATAACTGTGTTTTTGTAGTTAGTACAGATACAGGATTATTTATAATCACACCTATCCTTAAATACTGTTAAAACAAGATGACGACTATAGGATAAAAGCGTGTCAAGTCTTTGAGGAGCTTTTACAATAACAGTTTATAACGACGACGTTTATAGACGTCATTCGTCATTCGTTGTTCTAAAGAAAAGCTATCGACTTATTGATGTTATCGTTTAAAACAGACAGCTGTTGCAGCACTCTCACTAAAGCCGTGAGGGGCTAGTATAACAACATACAGCCTATACAGGTTGGGTGTCAATAGTAGAGTTGTAAGTCGTTGTTATTGAACGATTTAAAATAGTGGTAAAAACTACTAGTAAAAATTAAAGCAAACAGATATACTAAACGACACTATGGATATGCACCATCAAGTCGATTCTTTTATGTTTGATCTGGATAATTTAATACGACGATACCAGCAGGAATACGACCTGTCAGACCAAGCATTAGTGGGGGCGTTGGAGTTCGCCAAGCTCACTGTTCTAACGGATTCTAGCATACTTTTCAGCCCGGAAGACATAGACGAAGACGACGGTATCAGTCCGCACTTTTAAGAATTTGGTAAAAAAATCTGAGCGGCTTACGCTATATACGCGGTCGTTGTTTACCCCGTGGGTACCCTATGTTTTTTCTACTGGGAGGGGATACCTTTGCAAAGTTGTTTCATAAGTCCTTGATTACCAACAGCGTTCGCACAAGATTCATTATGTCTAATTTACACGAGTAAAGCACGCAAGTAGCTGATTGTTAAGTACTTATGAGACGGGCTAGTTGTTATCGTTGCCAGATGTTTTGCTTATTGCAAGTTAGTTGCGTTAAAGCTGATCGAATGGCGTTGAATCGTTCGCTTATTGCAAGTCATTTGCATCTATTTTTTACGCTTTCCGTCGTCGTCTCTTTTCCAAATATGGAAACGCTTTACCAAATATGGAAGTGCTTTCTTTCGTTCTTTGTTTTCGCTTTAAATCGATTTACTGCAAACTCTGTAAAACTTTTTTTACTTTTTTATCTGTCTAGTTATTAGCACTTTATGCAATAGTTATGAACAATGTGTTTGACAGGTTGCAAGAAAATTACTAGGGGAGAGGCTCACAACTTATTAACTAAAAACTTATTACCTTATGAATAAAAACGAAACAACTAAAATCGGAAATCATACTTTCTCTATGGGAATCCATAGCGATGATAACGGGGAAAGTTATTGCTCTGAAATTGAACATTTAGGAAGCGGTTTGACCGCTAGCCTTGATGCATTAAAGTTTGATAGCGGATTCATTGATGATTCAGGGGAGATTCTAGAAATGGAAAAATGGATTATTGATTCAATTGATTGTGTTATTTCCGATATGCTCTTACAAGTAGATTAATCACAACTACAAACCAATAACAACTCACAAAAAAAACTATATTACTTATGAGAATTACAAAAGCACAACTAGAAGCGGTCATTGAATGGCTAAACAAAGAACTAAACCGTCCATTAAAGCCATACGAAAACATTGACGGAAAACTTACGGCACAAATAGGAAACTTCCATTTATACCAAGCATACGGAGCTTATGGATTGCATGAAATGAGAACAAAGGGTGGTGGTATTCGTCAAACTATTGGCTTAGGTACTAAAAAAGAGTTATTTAATGCAATCCATAGGTTACTTGATGGTATCCGCTTAGAAAGGGAGGTGGCATAACATGAAAAGAGACTTTAAAAAAATGAGTACTGAAGAGTTACATGCCTTACTAGATAACTATCAAGAAACTTTACTACGCGAGAATCAAGCTTTATCTGAAAGCACTAAACTTTTAGGAAACGATAAAATTGCGGAAATTATTATTGAATTAAGGAAACGCGAAAATGAAAGATAAAACCGAAAACGATTTAGATAGGCATTACCCTCGGACAAAACCGAGCACCTTTCTGCTGTACTTGCTTGCCTCTCCGCTGTTGGCACTGGGGGCGTGGCTTGTGCTTTTGTACCTTTGCATCAAAGAAAGTTAATAATTATTACCTAACCGATAAAAACACTATGAAAATAAAAAACCAATACGAATATCAATTCCCAGCTTATGCATTGTGTGCGTTATTCAATGGAGACTTTGACGGTCTAGATGACGAAGACATTGAAAACTTTGAACGCTTCATGGAACAAAATAAAAACATCGATGTATGGGACGATAAGGAACCAGATAGTGAACCGTATTTTTGTAAATATCCAGAGTTCGGGCTGGCTTGTAATGTTGTCGATCTTGTCGGCATAGAGTTTGAAAAGGAGGAAAGCTAACATGACAAAAACTGAATTCATACTACTTTGCAACGAGCTATTGATCGAGCCAAGCATAGCACTTGAAAACGATAATATCTTGCAAGCCTTACGAGACCGAAAACCTATTGAAACAATTAAAACAATATTAGAAACCGAATTTTAAAACTTATGACAACATTAAGAGAATTAAAACCTAGTGGCTTACACTATCCAGTTGCAACCTATGCCGAATATAAAGGCAGAAGGTATTTAATTAGCTGTGCTAGTGATTGGTTTACAGCGGAAAAAGTGGCTTGTGACTTTCAACAAGCTTACATGGACGCTGGCTGGTATACCACGGATATATTCGATTCTACTAGCATAAACGGACGGACAAAAGATTTCAAACAAGTTTATAACTCATGACAAATACACTAGAAAAACAATTAGACAAAGACATCAACGGCACTCGTGTTTGGAGTTATCCTTGTTGCTATATGGTAGACGGAATAGATCGCGATGTTTGGTGGGATATTTGTTTTAATCTTAGAAATGTAATGTTTACCACTTATCTTAATGAAGTGCTTCTTTCAGTGCCTGAGTTTATCATGTTAGTTGAGGAAAACTTTAAAGGGTGGGATATATCGCACGAACAAACAAAAGACTTTTTAACCGAGGTTTATAATACTATAGATACCTTTGAAGGGTTCGTTATATTTAGAAAATCATGAAAACATTTATACTACTACTTACAACCTTACTCTTAACCGCCACCAGTTGCAATCATCACAAGCTAACCGATCATCCTATTGACACTTGTCCGAGTGATGAAGGCTTGTCTTGTCCGATTGACGGCTCGCCTTGCCCTTTTTGTGGACGTACCGTTTTAACCAGTGAATAAACCTATCTGCAAACACTGTGGATTAACGCTTCAAGGCACTGACAACGAAGGTGAGGACATATGCGTAGACTGCTTAACCGATCTTTGCTTTAAACCCGGCTATTCGATCATTGAAGGCATGATTCGACAAGCAACCGATAACCCTATTAATAAAACCGAGAATTATGATACAACCGAGAAAACTACCACTAGAAAAGATCAAGACAGCAGTAAGTAAAGTCTTTGATACAACGCCCGAGTTAATCGACTCTAAAACCAAGTTTCAACCGCATGCGTTGGCTCGTCAAATCTGCTATTATTATGCGATGACAGGCAGGTCGTACGTGTCCGTGGCAAAGCTGTTTAACAAGCACCACGGATCGATCATGCACGGAGTCAGGAAGATACGAAGTCTTAGCGAGGACGACTGGCAAATCAAAGCGTACCTAACCGAAATAGAAAAAGAGTTGTTATCGGAACGAAGTGAAGTAACAACGATAACGAGCGAAGCGAATAAGGAGCTAGAAGCACAATGAGCATTACTACTTACCTGACCATTATCCTATTATTTATCATCCTTATATCGTTCCTGTATGAAGACTAGAGAACCGACGCTTATGATAGAAGAACTTATGTACTTCATTTTCCACAACGAGATGAACGGAGAATTGAATCCTGACCATCCGTTCATGGACTTGTATGTTGAGCTTCAGAAACTGCTTGACCGACAAAATCAAAAGAGGTACGACCTTTACGTGTCCGTAACTGCGGACGAAACTAAAACCAAATGAAAGAAAGATAAAACCGAAATGACAACTATAAACTACAAAATCAAAACAGAAAACCGTAACGGCAATCATATTGTCGTGATACCACCTAGTACTGCTGAAAAGATATTCAATGAACGTTGCGTTAATCGTCCGTTACATTTAAGTA